TCCTCATGCTTTTTTGACTCGCGTTGACCCTTACTCTTCACTTACGTACTTTGACCCCGCTTTAATAGAGTCTAATACATCCCGTTCAAGGGCCTCTTGCAAGTCAATCTCTTCCCGAATAGAGGCAAGCATAGCATCTTTGCCCATCCACTGACGCTCGGCATACCGATAATAGGCGCCAGCACGGGTAATCACTTTGTTTAAAGCCCCAATAGATATTAATTCTTTAGCAAAATCAATACTTCCAGCATCTAACTCTCCGCCGTTACCAAAGTAAAAGTCAACCATAGCGGTTGCTCCTGGTGGGGCAGACTTGTTCTTCATAACTCGGAACTTAATAGTCTGGCCAACCTTGCGCTTATCTTCGCCAGTACCAACCTCAATCCACTCGTCACGGCGCACCTCTACGCGGGTAAAGTAACTGTAGTTTTTACCCTTACCGCCTGGAGTAGTACGAGGATCGCCATACATAACGCCAATCTTTTCGCGCCATTGGTTGATAATGATGCCTATAAATGGGCGCTCATGTTCAGTCAGAGAACGCTTAGACGCCAGCCCTACCTTACGGAAGAACTTGTTGGTTAGGAGCGCTCCTCGTCCAACGGTTGACTCATCCATGTTTTTCTCATCCTCTGTGCTAGGAACGAGGGCAGGAAGACTATCAACAACAATACAATCCACGGACTTGCTTTCAGCAATTTTGATGACAGCTTCATAGGCTTCCTCCATTAAGTTAGTAGAAATTACATATACACGTGAGGTATCAACCCCGCACATCTCAGCATAGCTAGGTACCCATTGTTCAGCAGCGACCCATACGGTAGTAAAGTCTGGATCTTTCTTCTGGTTAGCGGCAATAGTCTTGAGTGCAATCGCAGTCTTACCCTGACTCTCTTCACCAATGATCTCATGCCATTGATTAGTAGGCCAACCCCCACCAAGCGCCACATCTAAGGACACAGAGCCTGTAGTGATACGACCCATAAAGTCGTCTCTAATTTCGGAGCCAAGCACTATCGTGCCCTCTCCCATTGCTTTGTTAAGGTCTTTTAGTACTTTAGCTAAGTCCGCTGTAATAGTTGCCATTAAATATGTCCAATGATCGTTTGTGGGTTCCATCCGCCTGTTTTTATTTGTACTGCTGGTGTTGCTGGTCCTGATGGTTGACCACCATTACCTACAACGCCTTTACCTACTCCGCTGCCTGACTGTTGAATAGGATATCCGCAATCATAACAACGCTTACGAGCCTCTGGTGTTGCCCCACCGTAGTTACCACTACCGCACCCTGGACAACGTTCCGCTTGAGGCGTTGTCTGCTGACTAGGCGGATATTGTGGCTGCTGCGGTTGTGCATATGTTGCAGGTTGTGGCGCCACGTAACGCGGTGCTGGTGTCTGTGGCTGGGTTGGTTGGGCGTTTAACTTACGAGCAAACCAATCGGCATTACTCATCTTCATCTCCTAAGTAGAAAGTGTCTAGATTAAAAGCATTTTGTTCTATCATCCCTAAGTTTATACCTATAGAGAAAGCCCCAATTAACGTAGAGAAAGCAATAGCTTTGTAGACTGAAGCCATACTGTCTACGTTCTGTAAAATAATATCTTTATCTTCGCTGTCTATACCGTCTAGCTCTTTAAGGTGCATAGAAGTCATAACTTTGGCGCTTAACTCAGAGATAGTCTCTACAAAAGGAAACAGTTCCTGCACCTGCAGTAAGCGTTCTTCGCTATCTTCTCGTTCTTTTGCTTCTCCTTCTGGACTTATTGGGTTAAGCCCTAAAGACACTGCGATCTCATTAGCGTTTGCATCTGGAACTGTGTCGTATATGTACCAGCGGTACACAGTAGTCATAGGAATCTGCGAGGTTACAATCTCGTACTCGTCTTTCTTTCGTTTAAACCAACTCACTTTGCATCGCCCCATCTCTGTACGACTGTTATATCTGCAATGAGTGGGACGTCTAGAAGGTTAATTCCCTCCATAGCCTCACGGATAGCTTCTTTTGTTTTATCCACTAATGAGTCTGGAGTTAAAGTGACTAGTTCGTCATGTACGGTAAGAATCAACTTAGCGCCCTCTGGAATCATCTCGTGGGCCCTAATCATAGCAAGCTTAATGATGTCCGCAGCTGACCCCTGGATGCGCGTGTTGAACGCCTGACGCTCAGCACTTGCTCTAAACGCTGGAACCTTAGAGGTTATATCTGGTAAAAATCTCTTACGGTTCATAATGGTGGCTATGTACCCTTTGTTACGAGTAACCCCAATGACTTTAGAGCGATAGTCGTTGATTGATTGAAACTTAAAAGCAAAGTCATTAAGTAACTTTTTAGCTGCGTTTAACTCACAACCTATTTGACGGGAGATCTTATCTGGGCCTACACCATAAGCCATTGCTAGTACAAGAACCTTTCCCGCGGCTCGGTCAACACCCATAGTGTTACCTACGGTTGTATAGATGTCTTCGCCGTTAAGGTAGTTACCCATCATAATTGGGTCTTTAGACATAGAGGCAATGATGCGGGGCTCAATCTGTGAGTAGTCTGCTACTACAAACTTATAACCTTCAGGAGCAGCAAACAGATTGCGAATAGATTTACCGTGGGCGGTGCGGGGGTTAGGGATGTTCTGTAAATTTGGATTACGACTGGAGAAACGCCCTGTCTCTGCGCCCCATTGCACAAAATCTCCATAGATACGTCCGTTGATAAGCATGCTCTCTTTAGACTCAACCTTAGACTTGCCGTTAGTAGTCTTAGTGACCTCACCGCCAAGATAAGGAACCACATAGGTGCTGAGCAGCTTATTTAAATCTGAATAGGTGAGTAGGGCAGCAACTAGTTCATCTGACTCACGGAAAGGCTCTAATGCCTCAGCGGATACTGAATAATCTTTGTATGTAAGGTTGGCCTTCTTTTTTTTCCCTGCGCCAGTAAGAATCTCTGGCTTAAGGCCACGGCAACCCTCTTCGGTAGGACCATATAGGAGCCATTGTTTTTCCGCGTTAGAGTTAAGGTTGAATACTTGACCAGCAATGCGGTAGATATCTGATCGGACTTGTTCAACTTCTGCCTCCAATTTAACGCTTAACTCTGATAGGTGATCGGTATCAATAGGAGCGCCTGTTAACTTCATATCGCAAAGCACACGAAGCACCTCCATCTCAAGATCCATAATCTTTTCTACGCCTACTTCTTTAATCTTTGGGGCTATTACCTTCCACAGAAGGAACGTGTACTTAGAGTCTAGATACGAGTACTTAGCCACTTCGTCAAAGGAATACTCTTCAACCTTATGACCGATGCCCTTTTCCATGCTGTAACCAAGTTCTCGCTGTAAACAATCATCTAGACCAAGCTTACCCTTGTTTCTATTGTCATAGACAAAGGAACCCATCAAAGTATCAAAGTAAGGACCCACTGGTACGCGCCCGTAATACTTAGTAACAGAGCTTAGGTCAAAGACTAAGTTGTGACCTATAGTAAGAATGCTCTCATTAAACATTAATGGCTCTAACGCGTTAAACACCTCAGCGGGGAACAGCTGCTTTGGGGCTGGGCCAAATACCTTCTCAGCCTTCTTGTCATCCCGTGAATAATCCAGTGGTCTAGCGGGTAATCCAGCAGCAAGTCTCTTCTCTCCTTGCCCCGTAAGAGGGCGTATTAACTCTATGAACTCACCGTTTGGATGACCCATAGGAATCACATCTCCGCGCCCGTGAGTGGCAAAAGAAATCCACATCACTTCATTTACTGCTGGTATACCGCGATGATCTCCTACAGTTTCTACGTCAAATGCAAAAGCATCCTGCTGTAGATAGTAGGCAACCATCTCATCTAATTGTTCTTTGGTTGTAATTATGTTCAAGTTGTATCCCCTGTAAAGCCAGAGGGCCAGAACCAAGGGGATAGATGGCCTGACCCTCCAGCGACCTAGTTTTTAGGAAAGCGAAGCAGCGACTGCTTCAAGCTCTTCCCAAGTTGGCTCCTTAATATCCGCACGTGTGTACGGCTTAAAGGAAGCTACTGCTGCTTCTGCTGTTGCCTCATCAAGGCTCCAGTCTTCCTGCAGATCGCGAGGCTTAACTGGGTTGATGTGGTAAGTAGTGGTCTGCATCTTACCTGAACGACTGATTGCCCAGTAGTTCTTTGTAAGAGGACCCTGCGGTGAGAAGTGTGCAGCGTGTAGGGACTTGAACAAACGTGGGCTTGCAATAAGCATCTGACGCTGTGGTCCGTCAGGAGCGCTGAGGTTAACAATACTGAATGCGCGCTTCTCTTCTGGCTTGCTGCCGAGCTTTACGCATAGAGGATCGTTAGCACCAAGCGACACATATGAACGCTTGCCTTCAGTCTTCTGTTGGAGGAAGTGCTGCTTATATACAGCAAATGGGCCATCTTCATCAAGGAACTTGACTACTTGGAAGCCATCGTTAAAACGGAACTCGGTTGGATAATCTCCTGCAGGAGCAATCTCTGCTGCTGCCCAACCTGACTTTACTGCTGTTGATGATGCCTGTGCTGGACGATCTGCAATTGATTCAATTGAGAACTCGTCGTTTTCTGTTACGTAGCTATCTGTTGTGTTTGACACTGTTATTTTCCTTTGATTGTATTTTATGTTATTTGGTTTCGGATGCTCGGATGTTACTCCAAGCCTCGGCAATCTCATTACTGAGCTGTCGGTGTAAGGACCATTCTATACGCTTTGTATGTAGAAGTCCAGCTGAGTGAAATAACTCAACCGCTTTTTCTACCATAGCGCGAGAATAAAGCCTACGGCCTTGGTGGTCCTTACCATTAACATCCTTACTAGAAGGTAGCCGATAAGGTGCGGCTGGTAGGTAGCCCTCTTTAATCCATGCACGTATGGTTATTATAGGTCTTCCTAATGCCGCCGCTAACGCACCAATAGTAAACATCTCAAGGTCTCTGCCGTTGGGTAATGTTTTCTTATAGGGTTTTATATCCCACGCGAAGTCAGGTTCAACTTCAGGTTGTTTAACCACTACTGGTTTGCGTTTG